TGGAAGAACAGAAGAAGAAAGAGAAGAAGAAGATTTTACAATTCCAGGCTTGGATGAAACTGGTAGAAACATTGCTTTAAAAGCTTTTAATGGAATTAAAGATTTAATTGCAAATGCCCTCAAACCAATTGTTGATTCAAGAGATCAAGAATTGTTTAAAACATACTTGCTTAAAAATATAAATTTATTTTTAGATTTATATGAGCGAAGGATAACTGGAAATATTCCACAAACTCCTGCACCAGTCGTTTAAAAATTTTAATTGTATATACGACAATGTTGCCAACCCTCCGACCAAGGGTATCACATTTAAAAAGAAATATTAACACATGGTTTGGAAAAAAAGAAAATATCACGGAAGTAATGAAAATTACAGCTTAATAAAAAAGTTAAGAGAAGAAGAAAAGATAACAGAAGCTTTCGAAATAATGCTTAATACGCTTAGTTTAGAAGAAATAATTGGTCTTAAATTAGAATTAGCTTCAAAAGTATTTGGCGGAAAAGCATATGGATTACCAATATGGTATTCAATGAAAGAGATAGTTCAAGATGCAGTATTAAAATATGCTCTTTCAGCTTGTAGAACAAAACAAGAAGCCGCAAGATTTTTAGGAATAAATACAAGTAATTTTAGGGCATTGGTAAAAAAATACAAAACAGAAAGTTTTTTTGAAGAAAAAGATAAAAATAACTTGACAGATTAAGTATAATGTAATATAGTTATATATAACTCGAATCAAAAGAGATTCGTTTTATATATGATAATTAAACAAGGAAGTGAAATTTCTAGACTATAAGGGTGCTAAACTAGAATCTATGGATTAAAAACCAACCTTCAATGACTCTCTTGAAGGGGAATATAAAAAACGTTATGTAACGTTTTCCAGTTGAAAGGAGCCTAGCGTTGTTGGTGTGAAGAACCAACACCCTTTATAGTACTTGTTCTTTTAAAATGTGGGGGCGAAAAGGTTTCGACAAAATAAGTGATTATATTTTGTGCAAGACTGTGTGAGCAACACAGTAAAAATGTTCGAATATTATAAATGCCAACGATAACGTTGAATTTGATTACGCTATAGCAGCTTAATCGGGAGCCATTAGCGGCTTTATTAACAAATGCTAATCGTTTCCAGTTTTCAGAAAAGCTGGTTATCCGCGCAAGCGGATATTAATTATGTAGGAGACTATATAATTTTGGTAGCCAACACCTTAAGTTGGTGAATGGATTCCCTGACACTTGTCAGGTGGTGGTGCTTCGGTGGTGAATGTGCCTATTCTTGTGAATGACGAGATATATAAACCATTTTGGACCCGAGTTCGATTCTCGGCGCCTCCATGGATTAAATAAGGAGATAAATATATTATGAGTGATGAATTTGATTTTAATGAAGAAGAAAGTCTTGAAGAAGAGCAAGAAGAAGAGCAAGAAGAAAAACAAGAAGAAGCACTAGAAGAAGAAACTTGGGAGGCCCCGGATGAGGCCCCAGTTGGCTTAAATGATTTTGATTTCGTAGAGGCATATGATGACGAACCAGCAGATGATGATAGAATGCTGGAAGAAAATACTGCTAAGAGCGCTATAAATTGTGCTTTCCTCGGCATTGGCGGAGGCGGTGGTAAAATGGCAAAAGCTTTTTTAGATCTAGGATTCAATAAAACGCTCTTAATCAACACAACAGAAAAAGATCAACCAAGTGGTATCAATCCAGAGAATTTTCTTTTAATCCCTGGTGCCGACGGGGTAGCAAAAGATATTAAACTAGGAAAAGAAGTTTTAGAAAATAATAGCGCCCTTGTTGAAGACGCTCTTCGAACTCGAATCGGAAAAATAGATTGGATTTTTGTTCTTGCTGGTGCAGGTGGCGGCACAGGTAGCGCTAGCCACGTTTTGCACAAATCGTTAACTCGTTATTTATCTTCAATTGAAGCTGAAGGGAAAGTTGTTTATGTTGTCAGCAAACCAACGGCGCAAGAATTATTGAATCCGACTATTAAATCAAATTGTGAAGTGATGTTAAAAGATATAAAGAATCATCCTCACATTATTATTGATAACGAAAAACAATTACAACTTTTACGCGGAAAAGTGGGTATGCTTAACATGTACCCTGCCGCAAATATGAACTTTGCAAAACTCCTTGGTCAAGTATTTAAGTTGGCTGATGAACCATCACCAATTCAAGCTTTTGATTCAAAAGATCTTGAAAGGTGTTTGGCATCAAATGGTAGAATGCTTTTAGGAAGCACTGTTATTAGAGATGCAACCATACAAGATTTGGGCGCATCGATATTCCAAGGCTGTTTAAAATCTTCGCCCTGCGCGAAACCTTCTAATCAGCCAAAAACAGGAGTTTTGCTTTTAATCATAACACCAGAAATGGGTGACAACCCTCAAATCAGCAATCGAATGGAAGCTGCCTTCTCCTATGTCGGCGGTCGTGCTGAAACTTTATTTTCTGGTGTTTACGTACATGATAGACTACCAGGATTAATTGCTTTGACATTACTTGGTGGGATGTAAATTTTTTAAAAAAGGAGAAAAATCATGGGTTTAGTAGAATTTTTAGTAGTACTTGCAGCAGGAGTTGTTGTGGGAATCGCTTTAGTTAAGAAGGGTGTAGTATAAATGAATCAAACGCAAGCGGTGAACGTATTAATACAAGCAGCCAACAAGGCTCAAAATACAGGAGCTTTTGATCTACAGGAAGCAGCAATTGTTGCACAAGCTGTTGCAGCTTTTACAACATCGTCAGAGACCACAGATCTTACGGCGAATGAAGATACAGAAGAAGCACAATCTAATGACGATTGATGTGCAAAAAAACAAATCATGGAAAACTGTTGCAACCTTTTCAACTTATGAAGAAGCAGATCTTCGACGAAAACAACTTTTAGATATATATGAACAAGTAAAAGTTAAACGCGGCGTATCTGATGGCGAAGTTTTTAGAGTGAAAGCATGGAATTCTGTTCCGTTACAAAGTAAAAAATCTAAAAAGAAAGTTCGCAAAAATGATAACAAGAAGATTCGCGCTGGACAAGCGCGGTAAAAAAGTTTATATTGGTTCTACGGTTAAATTAGTAAGAGACGTTAGGCCTGAAAAAAAGAAAGGGGCCGGCCCTCGTAATCGTCATGCTTCTATTTTTCTTATAGAAGATATGAGTTATTTAGAATGGAGTACAGATCAATATTTAACACTAATAGATCAAGATAATAAAAATAAAAAATTAGAATTTATCTCTCCAAGCGATATATTAAGAGTTAAAGCTTTTCCATAAGCATAAAAGGTAAAACATGCCATCCGGACATAGAAAAAAAAGTCGCTTCTATAACAAAAATAAATTTGAATATGTATGTGACCCAAATTCAATGAAAATTGTTATAGACGTCTCATCTAAACATGGAGGCACCATTGATGTAATGCTTTTTGTCAACAACAAAGAAGCGCTGGTTGGAAATTATAGAGTACCAGATTTAGACCCAGCAACAATGGATCAAAAGATACAAACTTTTTGCAAAGGAATATCATTATTTTCGGAAAAAGATATTAAAGATTATGTACAAGAAGATAAAGTTACATTAGCTTTATATGTACGCAAAAGTTTAAAAGAAGTGAGAAATAAATTAGGCAGATTAATATGGAATAGATAGCATGTCAATATATTTTTTTATTTCATAAGCAGTTTTTAGAAACTTCATAAAATTATATTTATCTACACTAGAAGTAATAAACGTATTCAAGTCATCATATTGTACTGATAAAGTTATAACCGGGAAACGTATATAAGTAGAATGTACCATCCCTATCAAATCTCCCTCTTCATTTATAATCATTGATCCTGAACTTCCTGGTGCTGCCAATAGAGAATACCACGCAACGCCATCAGAGTCTCCATTGAATCTTCCTTCTAGGATTGGCACCATCCCTGGTCTAAAAATTCCTCTCGGAGCAGCCAGGTTGTAAACCTTATCCCCAGGCTTAGGAGCTTTTTTGGCCAACTCAACTTTTTCCACTCCAGTTAGATCTTTTACAAATAGCATACATGCATCAATTTTTTTATTATAATTTAACACATTAGCATCGAAAGCTTCTCCATCTAATCGAAGTACTTTATATTTTATAGTTATTTTAATATCATCTGGTGGTGGATTATTTTCATCAGCAGTACAAACGTGTGCTGCTGTAACTGCCAAAGCTCCTTCAGTGTATGTTTCTACAACATAAGCGGACGCATATGCTTGATAGTCCGTAGCAGAACATATATCGTCAACACACTTGTAAATTGTTAATACTTTTTTTACATATAAAAATGATTTACGTGGAAGGATATCATTTATTTTAACTTGTTTACTACCAATGTTGCAGCTTAAGCTAAAGATCGTAAGCAGCAATAAAGAAATAATTGATAGTTTTTTAAACATTCATATGATACCCTTATAAATAACTAGGTAAATTAATTCCTAACAACTGTTCTTTTTAAAATATTATTATATTTTTGTTTGTAAAATTCTATTTATAGTAAGGTTAAGATTTGAATGGCTAAAAAAAAATATGTTCTAGACACTAGTGTATATCTAACCGATGCGAATTCAATTATATCTTATGGCAATAATGATATTATAATACCCTTTAAGGTATTGGAAGAAATAGATAACCATAAAAAACGCCAAGATAGTGTTGGATTGAACGCACGACAAACAATTCGGATTCTAGATGCACTACGTGAGAAGGGAAGTCTTTATAAAGGTGTGCGACTCGGAAAAGGCAGAGGTATTGTCTACGTAAAGAAGCATAATTCACTATTAAAAGAGTTAGATCTATCTATAGCGGATAATGAGATTATTTCAGTAGCGTTAGAAGAGATGCAGATAAATCCAGTAAGAAAAGTAGTTGTTGTTTCTCGGGACATCAATATGCGCGTTAAGTGCGATGCTTTAGGGTTAAAAACAGAAGATTATATAACGAATCAAGTTGTTAAGGACACAGAAGCTTTATATAGAGGGTTCCGATCTCATTTAGTTGATGATGAATTGATTGAACAGTTTTATAATGGCGAGTCAATATTTTTAGAAAAAGATGAAATAAAACCGTATTCGAATGAATATATCATGCTTGTATCAAATATAAATGAAAAAAAGACAGCACTTGCAAGATTTTACAATCACGCAATGCCGCTTAAGCGCATTAATGGAGAATATAAAAAAGGAATATGGGGCATTAAACCAAGAAATAAAGAACAAAATTTTGCTCTTGATCTATTAATGGATCCTAAAGTCTCAATTGTCACGCTTGTTGGCAAGGCCGGCAGTGGAAAAACGTTGTTGGCCATAGCCGCCGGCCTAGCACAAGTAGTTGAAAACGATCAAGAAGCCCCATATCGCAGATTAGTTGTATCTAGACCAATCCAGCCAATGGGAAAAGATATTGGCTATTTGCCAGGCACACTGGAAGAAAAAATGGCTCCTTGGCTAGCCCCAATACAAGATAATTTACAATATTTAATGGGAAACGACAAAGAAACCCTTAAAATGTATACAGATAATGGTACAATTGAGATTGAAGCATTAACCTATATAAGAGGTCGATCAATTGCAAACGCATTTATGATTATTGATGAAGCACAAAATCTTACTGCACACGAACTTAAAACAATTCTCACCAGAGTTGGGGAAAACACAAAAATAGTATTAACCGGAGATGTTGAACAAATTGATAATGTATATGTTGATGAAACTTCTAATGGATTGACATATGCAGTAGAAAAGCTTAAAAATCATGAATTATCCGGTCATGTAGTACTTATAAAAGGCGAACGTTCAAATGTTGCAACGTTAGCTGCAAAAATTCTTTAAATTTTTATTGACAAACAAGGAGCAAAGACGTATAATGAGTAAAGAAAGTATAGAAATAGGAAATAACGTATCAATGGATGAAAATATATTAGCAGGTGACAACGTTGTTGATGAAAATCCGGATCTATTCCAAGAGGTAAAGCCAGACACTGAAGTAAAAAAATGGCTAGTGGAATACGTAGGCAACAAATTAAAACCAGAAGATGACAGCGTAACAATTGAAATGATTATTGAAGTGCTAGCTACAGAATTTCCAGAGTTTCTTATGCCGATTGCTGAAGAAAATTTTATTCGTGGATATCAACAAGCAATGAATGATGTTGATGAAGGTCAAAGATTGGTTGAAGAAATATACAAAACTAAAGAATTGTAATGACCGTTAATGAGTATATTAAAGACTCTGCCGGCAAAGCCCGGCGAGAAAGAAAAGAAAGGCTTTTATATAATAGAATCGTAGTTTATATAAAAGATCCTTTACCAGAAGATTTTGATCTGAACTTTATTCTTGAGACTATTGAAACTAATATCCCATCTCAGTTAACATATTCAATTGATTCTATTTTCATCGGCCAAGATAGATATTTTGCTGAAAAGAATGTTAATGCTTATTATCGAGATGGTGCAATTTATACCACGAATGAGCAATCAAACGAAGAAGATATGTTAGATGATATTGTCCACGAAATGGCACACTCTCTTGAAGAATTTGCTGGAGACTTTATATATGGAGATGGCGATATCGAAGAAGAGTTCTTAGGAAAAAGAAAACGACTTTATCACATTTTGAGGTCAGAAGGATATCCAGTAGAATTATCAGATTTTTTAAGTTTAGACTTTAATGATAAATTTGATGAACTTTTATATAAGAGAGTCGGATATGATAAACTAACAATGTTAACTACGAATTTATTTGTTTCCCCATACGCTGCAACATCTTTAAGAGAGTATTTTGCTAATGGGTTTGAACATTATTTTATAGGAGAAAGAGAATATGTAAGAAATATAAGCTTGAATATATTTAATAAAATAGAAAGTTTAATTGATTACTTACAAGGAGAATACTAAATGAAAGTAACAACAAAATATAATAAAAATAAAACAAAGCTACAGGTAACGTTAACTGTAAAAAGGGCCGCTAGTCCATATGAAGAGCGGGTTTACCGAGTTGCAGAGGCAGTTGCAGCTTTAAAAGATTTAGGCATTGATGTGAAAGAAGAGCAATGCGTTAAGCATTCTAAACTTTTTAACTTTAGAGGCGAAAGTCAATTAAAGGGATCTTGGGTTTTTGAGCTACCGCAGCCAGAAGCTAAGCCAGAAGCTAAACCAACAGCCAAGCCAGCAGCCAAACCAGCAGCCAAACCAGCAGTTAGGCCAACAGCTAAGCCAACAGCTAAGCCAACAGCTAAGCCAGCAGCCAAACCAGCAGCTAAACCAGCAGCTAAACCAGCAGCTAAACCAGCAGCTAAAACAAAGAAGTAAGAGGATTACATGTCTCACGTATCTTTTTCAGAATTAAAAATTTGGAACGAATGCCCCTATAAACATAAGTTAACTTATATTGATGGCTTGCGAGGGTTTGAGGGCAACCTATATACAGCTTTTGGCACTGCAATACATTCAGCTGCTGAACAAAAAGTTTTAAACGAAAGTGTAAATGAAAAAGAGCATTTTGAAAAAGAATTTTTAGAGGAACTTAAAAAGCTTCCGGAAAATATTAAGAACAATTTCAATAGAGAAGAAATAAACAAATTTCGAGACAAAGGGAAACAACTTGTCTCTCTTGTGTTACCTGCGCTAAAACAATATTTTGATGATTTCGAGATAGTTTCAGCAGAGGAAAAGCTTTTTGAGCCAATAAAAGATTTTATTGAAAATAAATATAACTTTAAAGGCTATATTGATCTAGTGGTTAAAACTAAAGATGGAAAATATCACATCATTGATTGGAAGACATGTTCTTGGGGTTGGGACGCAAGAAGAAAAACTGAAAGAATGACAACCTATCAATTGACATTCTATAAATATTATTTCGCTTTAAAACACAATATTGACCCAGAAGATATTGAAACATATTTTGGATTAATAAAAAGAACTGCAAAACAGAATCATATAGAATTATTTAAAGTTACTAGCGGCAATAGAAAAACCGAGAATGCTATTAAATTTTTAAAAAAAGCGCTGTACAATATTAACAAAGAAATTTTCATTAAAAATAGATTATCATGTCATGGGCCTTTCGGCCCTTGTGAGTTTTATAAAACAAAACATTGTAAATAAGAGGAAATTGTGGATAAAAAAATAAAGATTTTGACACTAGGCGACCATCCATTATCGCCTTCTGGTGTCGGCACACAAACAAAATATATCATCGAGGCAATGCTTAAAACTGGTAAATATCAATTTATTAGTTTAGGCGGTGCGATGAAACACGAAAAATACACACCTGTAAAGCTTCCAGAATATGGAGATGATTGGGTAATATTGCCAGTAGATGGATATGGCACCCAAGAAATGATACGTTCTGTGATTAGAAACGACCGACCTGATATGTTATGGTTCATGACAGATCCACGATTTTGGGGTTGGCTCTGGATGATAGAAAATGAAGTTAGGCCGCTAATGCCGATGATTTATTATCATGTTTGGGATAACATACCATATCCGATGTACAATAAATCTTTTTATGAGTCAAACGATTTTATTGCTACTATTTCTAAAGTAACAGATGATATTGTTAAAACCGTAGCACCAAGCGTCCGAAGTGAATATATACCACACATTGTTGATACAGATATATTCCAGAAAAAAACAGCACAAGAGATTGAAGACTTTAAACAAAAATCTTCTTTTAGCGATGACACAAACAAAATGATTTTTTTCTGGAATAATAGAAATGCAAAAAGAAAGCAAAGTGGAACTGTAATTTTTTGGTTTAAAGAATTTTTAGATATGATTGGCCATGGCAAAGCATGTTTAATAATGCATACAGATGTTAAAGATGTACATGGACAGGACCTCGAAGAGATTCTAAGCTTTTTAGACTTAACAAATGGTGAAGTTAGTTTCTCTACACAAAAATATTCTCCAGACATATTGGCGCTTATATACAACATGGCTGATTGCACAATCAATATTGCAGATGCGGAAGGTTTTGGCCTGGCGACATTTGAATCTTTAGCGTGCGAAACACCAATTATTGTAAATATGACAGGAGGTTTGCAGGAACAAGTTACAGATGGAGAAAATTGGTTTGGTATTGGTATAAAACCAGTTGCAAGAGCGATCATAGGCTCACAAGAGATCCCATGGATTTATGAAGATCGAGTGTCAAAAGATGATTTCATCAATGCATTATTAAAAATGTATACTATGAAACAGGAAGAGCGAGAGGAAATGGGCAAAATGGGCCGAGAACACATTATGAAAAATTACAACTATGAAAAAATTACAAAAAGATGGGATGAAATTTTTCAAAATATTTATAATGAACTTGGGTCGTGGGAAACTAGAAAAAACTACAAAAGCTGGACATTTAGCGAGGTAAAATGAAAAAGAGAATTATTGTAAGAGGGCCGGCCCTAAGCCGCAGCGGATATGGCGAGCATGCAAGGTTTACATTAAGAATGCTTAAACAAAATGAAGATAAGTTTGATGTATATCTAGATAATGTTCCATGGGGCCAAACAGGGTGGATCTTTCAAGACGACGAAGAAAGGCGCTGGATGGATATGATTATTGCAAAAACAGCAATTTACAGACAACAAGATGGCCAATTCGACGCCTCCATGCAAGTCACAATCCCAAATGAATGGGAAAAGATGGCACCTATTAATATTGGAGTAACTGCTGGGATTGAAACAACAAAGGTAGCACCGCAATGGGTTGAAAAATCTTTCTTGATGGATAAAATTATAACTGTTTCAAATCATTCAAAATCAATTTATGAAAATACTAGCTATGAAGCCCAAAACAACAATACTGGTGAAGTCATTAAAGATTTTAAATGTAGAACCCCAATTGAGGTTGTACAATACCCAGTTCGAAAACACAAGCCAGCAAATATTAATTTAGATTTTGAAACAGACTTTAATTTTCTAGCTGTAGCCCAAATTGGGCCAAGAAAAAATATTGATAATACTGTTGCTTGGTTCGTAGAAGAATTTATTGACCAACCAGTTGGCTTAGTATTAAAAATATTTATTAAAAATAATTCAATCATTGATAAACAGCATACAGAAAAACATGTACGAGAAATATTAAAACGATACCCGCAGCGACAATGCAAAATTTATCTTTTGCATGGCGACATATCAGACGAAGAAATGACAGGGCTTTATTCACATCCTAAAATTAAAGCTTTGGTAACTTTAACTCACGGCGAAGGGTTTGGATTACCAATTTTTGAAGCAGCTTATAATGGACTGCCAGTAATAGCTCCAGACTGGAGTGGCCATTTAGATTTCCTTTATAAGCCAACTGAAAACAAAAAAGGTAAAATTAAAAATAAAGCTCACTTTGCAAAAGTTGATTATGATATTGGACCAATCCCAAAAGAAGTTGTTTGGGAGGGCGTTTTAATTAAAGAATCAATGTGGTGTTACCCGAAACAAGGTTCTTATAAAATGAAGCTTCGTGAGGTCTATAAAGATCATAGCAGATTTAATTCACAAGCTAAAAAGTTAAAAACATGGATCTGCAAAAATTTTAAAGAAGCGGCTCAGTACGAAGCGTTTTATAATGCCATAGCACCGGTATTAGATATAACATCAGATGAAGAAATCGACCAATTATTTGACCAAATCTCAGCTGGAAAATAGATGATATTCTTTATTTCCGACATGTTCGCTGAGCAATATAAAGGCGGCGGGGAATTAACCACAGAAGCAATTATTGATGGCAGCTTATTCCCTTGTAATAAAACATTATCGCAAATGTTAACAAAGCCATTAATGGAAGAATATAAAGATTCTTTTTGGATTTTTGGCAACTTCGCTTCGGTGCCAGAAGATTGTTTATTGTACGCGGCAAAAAATTTAAATTATAGCGTTTTAGAATATGATTATAAATATTGTCATTTTAGGTCTTCTCGAAAACACATTGCAGCAGAAGGTAGCTGTGATTGCCACCAATCAAGAAGAGGGAAGATCGTTTCAGCATTTCTACATAACGCAAAAACAACTTGGTGGATGTCAAAGAACCAAATGAAATGTTACCAAAAACTCTTTCCATTTTTGAAAAATAATAATAATAAAGTTTTAAGCTCTGTATTTTCTGAAGAAACATTAGATTTTATTCAATCACTAGATACAACAAAGAAAGAAGATAAATGGTTAATCTTAAATTCTCCTTCATGGATTAAAGGAGTTGCGGAAGCTGTCGAATATGCAGAGAAGAATAGTTTGAATTATGAATTAATTTGGGGAATAGATCACAAAGAGCTTTTGAAAAAGCTTGCAAAAGCGAAAGGAATAATTTTCTTTCCAAAGGCTGGTGATACTTGCCCAAGAATGACAATTGAAGCAAAGCTGCTTGATTGTGAGTTGATTTTAAATGATAATGTGCAACACAAAGATGAAGAATGGTTTTCTGATAAAGAGTCGGCACTAGATTATTTAAAACAAAGAACCAATATATTTTGGAGAGAAATGGAAACTGCCGCAGCCCAATGTTTAAATCTTCCAGAACTTAACACGACTAGTGATCTTAAATTTAAAATTATAGTACCATTTTTCAATTGTGGGCGATGGATTAAAAAATGTATTAACAGTATCCAGAGTCAAAAGCATAAGAATTTTGAATGTTTACTGGTGGATGATATGTCAACTGACGACTCAGTAAATATTGTAAAAAAAGAAATTGCAGATGATTCTAGATTTTGTTTAATAGAGAACGAAGAAAAGAAATATGCACTTGCTAATATTGTTAATGCAATTGAAAAGTCTAATTGTGATGACGAAGACGTATTAATCCTGCTTGATGGCGATGACTGGTTTGCTTCTTCATTGACTTTAAATAAGCTTTGCGAGAACTACGATGAATGCTTGATGACATATGGCAACTATGTTTTCAACCCAACTGGCAGAAAAGGTCCAGAACCTTCTGAATACCCAAAAGAAGTAATAGAAGCAAACTCTTTTAGACAAGATCAATGGAGAGCTTCTCATTTAAGGACATTTAAGTACAAATTATGGAAGCATATAAATTTTGAAGACTTAAAAGACGAGGATGGCGAATATTATAAGATGACTTATGATCAAGCGATTATGCTCCCGCTTTTAGAGATGGCTTCTGAGCGTTCTAAATTTATTCCAGAAATTCTACATGTATATAATAAAGAAAATCCTTTAAATGTGGATAAAATTAAAACGCAAGAACAAGCAGCAATTGCTCAGAAAATTAGAAGCAAGCAACCCTACACGAGAATATGAACATACACTTAGAAAATGTAAACTTACAAAGCACATCAGGCCCAAATCATTTTGCTTCAAAATTGATTAAATATATGGATGCCACTTTTGACTTAGGTAAAGCTCCAGACGCAAGATTGTGCTTTATAGAATCACATAGAGTTCAGTTATTTCAAACTGATGACGCACCTATGTTTCAAAGACTGGATGGTATATATTTTAATACAGCACAAAATTACGAAGTACAGAATAAAAACATAAAAAGAACTTATGATAATGCAGATGGTGTTATCTTCCAATCGAATTTCAATGAAGATCTTATAACAAAATATTTTGGAGAACATAAGAATTCCATTGTTATACATAATGGCGCTGATGTTGAATACATTGATAAAGTTCCACCATTGGAAAACCTAAAATTAGATAAATATGAAAATGTTTGGTGCTGTGCCTCTTCGTGGAGGCCACACAAAAGGCTATCCGAGAACATAAAGTACTTTTTAGAGCACTCCTCTGAAAAGGAGTGCTTAGTAATTGCCGGCGACAAGAAAGAAGACATCATTAAGAACGATAGAATTTTTTATGTTGGGAACATAAGCACTCTTCAGTTAATCTCTTTATATAAGAAATCTAAATACTTTATACACTTAGCTTGGTTAGATCATTGTCCGAATGTTGTTGTTGATGCCCGAGCAAGTGGGTGTCAGATCATATGTTCCTCTACGGGTGGAACAAAAGAAATTGCAGGTCCTAAAGCGATTATTGTTATAGAAAATAAATGGGACTTTGAGCCAGTTAAACTATATGAACCTCCGCCAATAGTTTTTGATAGAAAAATTAAAAATTTATGGGATATAGATTATAATATGAATAACGTTTCGAAAAAATATTTAGATTTCATGCAACCACACGCAGTAGAGGGATCAATTGCCAGCAATAGTTAGAAATATATTTGAAGAATATGTTAAGGAAAAATTTCAACTTAAAGATTGTATAGCTGTCAATAGCGGCACGAGCGCTTTAATTGCTGCTTTATGGTCTTTAAGCCTAAAAGAAGGCGATGAAGTTATAACAACGCCTTTTACTTTTATTGCGACTTCAAATGCCATTCTCATTGCTGGCGCTAAACCAGTGTTTGTTGACATAGACCCGGATACCTTATTAATTGACTCAAAAAAAATTGAAAAGGCCATAACATCTAGAACAAAAGCGATAATTCCTGTGCATCTTTATGGCAGAGTCTGCAAAATGGACAAAATTAAACAATTGGCCAAAGAGTATAATTTAGTAGTAATTGAAGATGCGGCTCAAGCTTTCGGAGCAATAGACTCAAATGGAAAAAATGCTGGGATGATGTCTGATGCCGGCACTTTTTCTTTTTATAAAACAAAAAACATATCAACCTTTGAAGGAGGGATGATTTGTATCCCAAAAGGATCCAAATTAGATAATAACAAAATCAGATCTATTTGTGACCAAGGACAGATGGGCAAATATAACCATGAATATATTGGTTTTAATTTTAGATTGGCCGAGCCACTTTGTTTAATGGCCCTTGAGCAGATGAAAATCCACATGACAGGCATAAAAGCAGAATTAGGTATAAGAGGCCCCGAACAAGGGCATTATCCAAAAGTTGTCTATGACCAACCAGTATATAAAAAAATGGGTATCAATGGAGAGTGCCCAATTGCAGAAGAGAAAGCGCTAGAAATTAGATTGAATTATGAAAGATAGTTCTATAAACGTGGCAATAGTTGGCTTAGGATCGATGGGTCAAAAGCATTATAAAGTTCTTCAATCCATTGAAGACATAAACATAGTTGGTTTGGTCGATTCGCTAGGTTTTGATAGGGCCCTTCATCGCGTTTATAAAAATATAGAAGAGTTGATAGAAGGACAAAAAGTTGACTGTGCAATAATTGCCACTCCAACTTCTACGCATACAAAAATCGCAAAAAAATTATTACAAAATGGAATTCACACATTGATAGAGAAACCAGTAGCTAATAATATCGTAGAGGCTACGGAATTAGTGCAAATTGCCGAAGAGAGCAATTGTAAAGTTGCAGTTGGGCATATTGAGAGATTTAATCCAGCAGTGCAATGTTTGATTGAGGATTTAAAAGGTCAAAAAATATTAAATTGCAACATAACGAGAGTCAGTCCATATCCTAAGCGAATTAATGATGTTGGTGTAAAATTAGATTTAGCGATCCATGATATCGATCTAATAAAATTTATCACAAATCAAAATATTGTTGATATTGTGTCTTCTTGCACTTCTACTAAGACCGCCCAAGAAGATACAGCTAGTTTTTTCTTAAATCTTTCTGGTGGATCCACAGGTATGATTTTTACAAGTTGGCTAATCCCATTTAAAGAGCGCACAATTAAGCTTCTCACGGAAAACTCATATTATACAATTAATTTGATCAATCAACAGGTCCTTAAATATACATGCTGTGGTGATAAAAAGTTTAATAAAAGTCTTTTGTTTGTTGAAGCTGGGAATGCACTTGAAAAGGAGTTAAAGGCTTTTATTAAATATGTTAAAATAGGAGAACCTGGAGATTTAGCCTCGTTGTCGGATGGAATTGTTGCACTAAGTTTAATTCGACCGCCCCCAGGAAATCGCAGTTGTTCTCGCAGTTGTTCTCGGAAAAGGAAAACGAAATGAAAGCTTGTATCAACATTATATCGTCTAGAAAACAATGTATTGGTTTATGCATTAAGTCGCTCTGGGACAATTACAATTATAAATACGATTATCCAGTATATGTCTATTATTTTGACGACATTTACGATTCAGAAGAATTTAGAGAGAACATAAGAGAAAACACTAGTCAAAATGTACATTTTAGACAAATACTTTACAAGACGCCAGACTTTTTAAAAGAAGAAAATTTATTTTATAATCGTCGCGATCTTTGGTATGCAAGAACCAGTTTTCCTATCACTAGAAAAGGTTATTTACATATGTGTCATTTTACGAGCAACATGTATGGCCATGAAAATACAGAATTAGAAAAATATGATTATATCATGACCCATGATGATGAGTCGGGATACACACAAGAAATGCCATATGATCCATTTGAGGTCATGTCGGAACAGCCAGAAATAATGGGAGCATATATCGTAGGCCAACGTTTAAAAAATGGCGCCCCCCATCAGGGTCATCTAGATTGCAGAATTGGGCTTTGGGATTTTACCAAAAAGTTTTTAATTGGTAATGAAATAACACCAAAATCAAAGCAATTGCAGGACCTATTAACAGATTCAAATGCTGAGTGGAATTTTCACTTTCTTGATTGGTGCGATTCTTATGTAATCAAAACAGAAATGTTTAAAAGCTCATTGTGGAAAAAATGGATTACCGCTGTAAATGATTCGGGTGGTATATATAAATACCGCTGGGGTGATAATGAAATAATTTCGTTATTTGCTCACATATATTCTGAAAGTATATATAATTTTAAGCTAGTTGAAGATGGTTATCACAATCAAGGGATGTTTCGACATTTACAAGACTATGCTCCGGGCGTAAGAGACTTAAGGAAATAAAATATGAAACCACACATAACAAACATTTCAACACAAAAAGGCAAAGAAATAGTTGAATATATTTATCATAGGAATCCGGAAAAATTTATTTTAATACAAATTGGTGCAAATGATGGCTGGATGTGTGATAGAATGTATGAATTTGTTAATAAATATGATCCGAAAGCCATTATGCTTGAGCCCATACCTTGTTATTTTGAAGTTTTAAAAAGTAATTATAAAAATAATAAAAATTTAATTTTTGAACAACTTGCGCTTGATGTAGAAAGCGGCGAAAAAACGATGCATTATATACCAGAACAATGTTTTATTGACGGAGAAGTTTCTTTTCGATTAGAACATACTCCATGGTTGATTAAGGAACACTGGGCAAGAGGTTTAGGGTCATTTTATGAAGATAAAAATAATTTAGGATGCCCAGAACTGAAAAAATTCTCCACCACTATTGATGTTAAAACAACTACTTGGGATGAGTTATTTAAAAGACATAAAATAACATCTGAGCATAACCTAGTGGTACAAACTGATTGTGAGGGTCACGATTATCAATTATTAAAAAGTTTTGATTTCAATAAAGTAGAACCATTGGCGTATATATCTGAAATATATGCTGCTGTTAGATATCCGCTTAGTCACCCAAGATATAAACCACATCCAACGCATGGTCGTGTAGAATACAAACAAGAGGGAGGCTTATACACAGTTGAAGACGAGATTGCAGCTTGTGAAATATTTTCTAATCATGGTTACGCTCTTTTTCGTGAAAATGATTTATTTGCAGTAAAAAAGGATATTTTAAAAAATGAAAATATTATATTTTGATCCAGTAGTCGAAACTGCTATATCCTCTAATTATCGTTATTATGATGGCATTTATAAACAACTTATAAAAAAACATCAAGTTGGTTTAATAAGAGATATACCTGATAATATTCAAAAAATTTGTGAGCGAAATAATTTTCAAGCTAACTTTGTGGTTTTTGGCCTAGGTTGGTTTAATAACAAATATTTTAGCAAAATAGATGGAATTAATATTCCTTCTATATGCATACTTTTTAAACCACAAAATGATTTAGAAGAAAAATTAATTTTTTGTCAGACTAATAAGATAGATCTTTTATTAACGCCGAACCCAGAATTTGATGAATATGAAAGAACAACCGGAGTTAAATCAAGGCTGCTCCCATATGGTTTTGATCCAGGAATCTTTTTTGATAGAAAATTAAAAAAGACGATTGATGTTGGTTTTTCTGGTGCTCTTCATGAGAATAAACATTATCCTAATGGAGCTTTTCTTACTAAGAATATTAGGACAAAGATAGGTAATATTTTAAAAAATAGAAATGACATTAATACATTTTGGAGTTCTAGCGACAAGCAGCTGGCTAGAATACCTAGCTATGATGAGTATGCAAAAAAAATAAATACCTCTAAAATTTGGATCGCAACTCAAGCAGCATTTGGCGACATAACCCCTAGATACTATGAGATTGCCGCATCAGGAACATTGTTATTTTGTCAAAAAATTCCAAAACAATATAAGCATATTTTTAAAGATGGAGAAAATTGTGTCGAGTTCGATCACAATTTATCAGATTTTGAAAAAAAAATGGACTATTACTTAAAAAATGAAGAAGAAAGAAATAAAATAATTGAAAATGCTTATAATGAATTTGTTGAGAATCATACTTGGAAGAACAGAGCACAACAATTAATTAAACACATTGAGGAACTAAGCTAGCGTGAAAAATAAAGCAAAATATTTATCTTATTGGGATGAGGATTTGGACATAGAAACATTTAAAAAGTGGTGCGGTGATCCAAATGCATGGCACAAACAAGAAATTAGAAGATTTATTATTAATAGGAATTATAAAAGTGTATTAGACGTTGGCGTCGGCCTCTGTTCTGAATATTATGGATTTATACAAGATAATTATGATATTGAATATACCGCTGTTGAAATCACTGAAAAATATATTGAGCATGGGAAGGCAAAAGGAATTAATATACATCTAGCAACTGCAACTGATCTTCCTTTTGAAAATGAAAGCTTTGATGTCACACTTTGTCTCGCCGTGTTAAATCACCAACTCGATTATAAAAAAGAGATAAAAGAGATGTTAAGAGTCACAAAAAAAATGGTACTCATAAGCTTTTTTAAACCATTTGAAGAACATGTTTCGGAATCTGAACTTGCGAATTTTGAATCATACAAAACACCGATAGGTACTGTTTTGAACAGGATGGTTAAGAATGGCGAAACAACTTGCATATATACTTTTTTTAATAAAAAGAAGTTAGACGCTTTTTTAGATACTCTCGATATTAAACAATATTCTTATTTTATGGCTAGCGATAAAACAGTTCTTTTATTTTTGGAGAAAATATGAAAAAAGTTTTAATCATTGGTGGTTGCGGATATATTGGAAGTAGATTGTATAATTTTTTAACACCAGGATATCATGTTAATACTGTTGATCTTGAATGGTTTGGCAATTATGTAAATACAAATAATATTATAAAAGATTTTCGAGATATTACTAAAGAAGAATTACAACGATATGATGCTATCATATTATTGGCTGGACATTCTAGTGTGAAAATGTGCGAGAATAACATGGTTGCGACTATGAAAAATAATGTATTAAACTTTGTAGAGCTTTTAGACAAAATTGATGAAGAACAGACTTTTATTTATGCTAGTAGCTCTTCTGTTTATGGGAATACAAAACAAAATATAGTTAAAGAAAATTATGTTATGTTTGAGCCCAATAATTATTACGATTTATCAAAGCGTGAAATAGATTTATATGCAGCGCTAAGCAACAAAAAAGTCTTTGGTTTGCGTTTTGGAACTGTAAATGGTATGTCCCCCAATTTAAGAAATGATATAATGATTAATGCCATGGTTTTTAACGCTATAAAGAATGATAAAGTTTTTTGTTTTAATCCCGAGATATACAGACCAATTTTAGGAATACAAGATTTATGTAGAAGCATATTTTGGCTAATAGAAGAAGGAACACAAAAGAATAAAGGTATATATAATTTAGCTTCTTTTAATTCTACTGCAAAAGAAATATCTCAAAAAGTTGCAGAAGCACTTAATGTTGAATTAGAGATAACAAATAACTTGCCAAAAGTAATAACTAATGTTAAACTACAGACTAAAGCTTATAATTTTTTAATAGACTCAGAAAAGTTCATTAATGAATTTGATTTTGAATTTGAAGAGACTATAGAATCAATAATTATTTCTATAGTTGAAAATTTTGAACAAATTAACAAAGAAGGAAGATCGGTTGCCAAACTATACTAAAAAAGTAAATTGCAGAATTTGCCATAGTCCAAATCTTAAACAAATTTTAGATTTGAATAATCAACCTCTTGCCAATAATTACCATAAAGGAGAGGACCAAGAGACATTTCCTTTAGAACTTAATGTATGTGAAAGCTGTTTTCACCTGCAGCTAAGCGTTGTTGTAAACCCAGATTTAATGTTTAAAAATTATCTATATGTAAGCGGCACTAGTAAAACATTACATAATTATTTTGTTGATTTTGTTGATACATGCGAGTCTTATAGAATAGGAAACAAAAAAGTTCTTGATATTGCATGCAATGACGGAACACAATTAGACAAATTTAAAAATAAAGGATGGGAGACTTTTGGAGTTGATCCCGCGGAAAATTTATACAAATTAAGCAGCAAAAACCATAAAATAACTTGTGAATATTGGAATCAAGATATTGCTAGTAAAATGGATGAAATATTTGATGTTATCATAGCACAAAATGTTTTTGCACATGTTGATGATGTACATGAGTTTTTAAAATCTTGTGCGCATGTCATGGACAAGGATAGTTGTTTGTTTATACAAACGTCTCAAGCCAATATGATTATCAATAATGAATTTGATACAATTTATCACGAGCATCTTTCTTTTTTCAATTCTAATTCTATGAAACGTTGTGCCAATATAAATAATTTTTCTTTAGTTGACGTATTTAAAACAGACATTCATGGCGGTAGCTATGTGTTTGTATTGAAAAAAGGCTCCGCCACCGAATCAAAAGCTATCGCTGAGATTAATAAGGAAAAAGAAAAAGGCTTATATAAATTAAATACTTATATAAAATATGCTGAAAAATGTAGATCTATCACTGTTAGTTTAAATAAAAAAATTGATGAGTTTCGAGCCAAAGGTTATAAAATTATTGGCTATGGCGCAGCTGCTAAAGGAAATACTTTTTTAAATTTTGGCCTCATTGATTTGGATTATATTGTGGATGACAATGAATTAAAATGGGATTTATACACTCCTGGCAGAAATATTTTAATTAAAGACCCGCAGGCGCTTAAAAACGAAGACCCACAGAATATTATAATCATACCGCTAGCTTGGAACTTTTTTACCGAGATAGGTAACAAAACAAGAGAAATCACAGAATCTGACGTAATTTTTATTAAATATTTTCCCGAGGTCGAAGTAATATGAAAACCGCTGTAATCATCACAGGGCAGTTAAGAGACTATAAAATTAATGCCCTTAATCAGATCAAACATTTAATAGAGCCGAATGAAGCTGATGTCTTTGTTTACGCATGCAATAAGAACACATTACATACAACTGGAGAAAACGTTACACAAAATTATAAAATAACTACCGTACAAAGCAAAAAAGAAATAATAGAAGATGTACAAAAAATATATGGTCTACATTTGAAAGGCGTTGAAGTTAACGAAAACGAAGATCTCGATGATAAAGATTTTGGAACTCTAGGGTATTTTAGAAAAAGAATGCAAAATCAAATGAATAACATTCGCAAAGGATTTTTGATGGCTCAAAAGTACGCCACAGAGAATGGCTTTGAGTATGATGCAATTGTTAGATCTAGGCCAGATAACTCGATGTATCCAAAGATGATTGATATATCCAAGTTTGAAATAAAAGAGAATATTGTTTATTCCACTCGATATTATACCGGCCACCGAGATCCATGGTTTTTTGCCTTTGCAAAACCTGAAACATTTAATAAATACTGCTCTTTTGTATATTTACCTGATGCGGATGACAGTCGTACTGATAACAATTTTGATTGCCCCGAGTTAGCTATGGAAAAATATTTGCCATCAATAAGAATACAATTGGCTTATTATACTGACATTTGCTTGCCGTTTACTGGATTTGATAAAACACAGCCGGTAAGAGATTTTCCTTATCGCCAAAAAGAAAAGAAATTAATTGATTCAGAAGGCAATTTAGTAGAACAAAAAATATAAGTAAGGAGATAAATCATGAACGAAGTATATTTTAATATAAATGAATTAAAACAATTAGGGCTTAAACACGGCACAGATAAAGCATCCATACACAGTTATACAAAAATTTATTCAGATCTTTTTAAACATCTTCGAAATAACAAAATAAGATTATTAGAAATCGGAGCTGGAGATATTGGTGCTTCACATAAAATGTGGCGAGATTACTTTCCTAATGCAGAAATATTTTGCATAGATCCTTTTCACTTGCCAGACCATCAAGAAGGTTTACAAACAATTTTAGAAGATTATGGAGTAAAAGTATTTAAGGGCAATCAATTGAATAAAAATGATTTAAAGAATTTTATAAAATGCTTTGGAGGGGATTTTGATGTTATTATCGACGACGGCGCTCATTTGCCCGACGCCATCCAGACTAGTTTGGGATTTTTATTTCCTTTTTTAAAGTCAGATGGTTTATATATCGTTGAAGATTTGGTAACAGCTAAAGACCGACAACAAAGGCTTGATGTGGTCAATAAACATATTGAGGGCCTTTTAAACATACCTCACGTTGTTGATTGCAATTTAGAAGAAAGTTTTAGGATCTATGAAGATACTAAAGTTTGGAATTCATCTATGTTAGATGATAAAGAAAAAGAATATTTAGCAAACAATATTTCAACATGGAGCTTTCATAACGATACGATGGGCCCTAAAAATCTCTGTGTTATAAAAAAGAAATAGTTAATATGATAGTCACACATTTAACAAATGGTTTTGGTAACAATCTTTTTCAATATATTGCCGGCAAATTATTGGCCACACATCATGAACAAGAATTAGCAATTATTCCGCCAAGTTATGATTATTATGGTATTGAAAATTTAAAGGATTTAGGCTTGGATTTTAAAGATTTTAAACATGAGCCTGCGCAACAAACAATTTTTGTAAACGAGAGCAACTATAAACTATGTTACAATAAAAAATACAAAGACTACAATTTTGAACTCAAAGGATATTTTGAAGATTACACATTTTATAAAGAGAACATAGATATAATAAAATCTTGGTTCCCAGAAATAAATAAGCATCAAAGCAATGATCTAGTTATACATTTTCGCGCGGGCGATAGACTTTTTTATAAAAATGAGTTTGATTATAAACCTTCTGTTGAAAACTATATAGACGCAATCCAGCAATTTGATTTTGAAAATTTACATATTGTAACAGACATGCCGAATTGGGATTATATTTCTGCAGAAGATTTGGAATCAATAAAATTTCATGTAGATGTGCCAACCCAAGATAGAGTACCTATTGAGAAATCTGTTAGCTATTTTAATTCTTGTATTGAGGGGTTGAGCAAATTTAATCCAATTTATAAAAAAAGAAATGTACATGAAGACTTTAATTTTATTAGATCTTTTGATAAAATAATACTTGTACATGGTACATTGGCTTGGTGGGCTGCCGTTTTAAGTGATGCAAAAAAAGTTGGAGTTTATGGCCCCTGGCGCGCCTGGAAAGGCGCTTCAAATAAAAATTTAAGCAATGTAAATATTGAAGGATGGTTTAAATGGGCTTAGTTCAATATCTTAGAAACAATTAGAGAGGAATTATAAAATGTCAAGATGTTTAGTAACAGGGTATAAGGGATATATTGGTTCTCGCTTGTATAAAAAACTACAAGAGTTAGGACACGAGGTTCAAGGCATTGATCTTTTTGATGGTTATGACATATTAAAAAATTTAAAAGAGTATAGCGAACCAATGCGCCGGCGCTTTCACCCACATTATTATGATTTTAAGCCAGAATATATTTTTCATCTAGCCTGTATCCCTCGCGTAGCTTACAGTGTTGAATACCCGGTTAAAACTATGGAAAATAATGTTTTGGCGACCAGTTACATTCTTAATTTTGCTAGAAAAATAGGAGCAAAGCGAGTTATTTACTCTGGATCTTCTTCGGTTGTCGGAAACGGCTTTGGGCCAAGTAGCCCATATGGATTACAAAAATTAATTTCAGAGATGGAATGTAAATTATATTCTGATTTATATGGATTAGATACAGTTTCTTTACGTTATTCTAATGTTTATTCTTCAGATCAAGAGGCAAGCGGCCCATACGCAACAGCAATTGCAAATTGGATGCAATATATTAGAGACGGCAAAACCCCATATATAACTGGCGATGGAGAACAAAGACGCGATATGGCACATTTAAAAGATGTAGTATCGGCAAATATTTTTGCAATGGAACATAAAAAGGAATTTAATGGACAACATTTTGATGTTGGAACAGGTAGTAATATTTCTTTAAATGAAATTAGAAATATTGTTTTAGATTATTTTCCAAATGTAAAATTTGATTATGTTGAAGAAAGAAAAGGCGATGTATTGTACACACAAGCTAATATATTGCCTTTAACGGAATTGGGATGGAGTCCCAAAATAAATATAATTGAAGGAATTAGCGAGTGTTTTAAACTATTAAAAGACAGGAGACAGAAATGACACAAGAACAAGATCAAGACACAAATATGTTTATGACCGACCAAGCAGTTGGCGCAGTAATGATGGCGCTTCAAAAATCATTGATGGAACAAAGTGATATTGTTCCAGTTTTAAAAGGATTTAAATTTAGACTTTCTGAAGATGGGCTGATGGTAATGAACCCGCCTATCGTTAAGTTTGATGACAATT